GAAGAGACAAAGATTATTGCAAAAGAGAATTGAAAATCTTAGCAAAAATCATCAGCTCTTTAAGGAAGCGGTAGGTAGACTTGTTCAGTCAGGTAAGGTTACACCTGGACAAAAGCGGAAAATCCGTGATACTTATCGCAAGTTAGCACAGGAGGCCATTTCACTTCGTGGTGAAGTGAAGGCAAACGGTGGGGGTTCACAGCGCCTCGAAGGAAAGCTGGTTGAAACACTGAAGGAGATGAAAACAATGTCAACAAGGACTAGAAGAAACATCTTCGACTTTCTTTTCGAAGGCGAGGATCAAGACAAGAAGGGGGAAGGCGCCAAGCGTCGTGGAATGGAAGAGGCCGAGCTCGTTCTAAGTGACGATGAAATGGCCGGCCTTGCCGACAAGGGTGAGGATGAGATCGGAGATGCCTTGACAGGCATTGACATTTCTTTCGAAGCCGGTGATGAAGGTGAAGAAGGCGAAGAGGAAGAGGCCGCCGACGAGGAAGGCGGTGATGAGGGCGGCGATGAAGAAGCCGCTGATGAGGAAGGCGGTGATGAAGACATGGATCTGGAAGAAGCCGATGAAGCCGATGAAGCCGATGAGGTTGATGAAGCTGTCTACGAGATCGATGAGTCCGCTCTTCGCCGTGAGCTCGGCAAGATGAAGCGCCTCCGTGAGTCCCGTCAACTGCAGGCCCGCAAGCTTCGTGAGGCTCGCGCTCGTCGTGCCAGAATGGTTCGTGAGCAGGCCGAGACACAGGCCGACCAGTTTGGCGGTGCCGAAGAGATTGGAGATGTCTTCTACGATGTGGATGAGGATTCTCTGGTCAATGTCCTCGCTGATGAACTCGGTTCCGTGTCCGACACCGGTGTCAAGGAGGCTCGCCTCCGCAAGGCCATGAAGGAAGCCAACGAATACAAGAAGGCCGCTGAGTCCTTGAAGGGCCAGTTGGTCGAGATGAACCTGTTCAATGCCAAGCTGTTGTACGCCAACAAGCTGATGCAGAACAAGGATCTAACAGTGAAGCAGCAACGCGCCATTGTCGAGGCTCTAGATAATGCCAAGACCCTGCGTGAAGCCAAGCTGCTTTACAAGTCACTCTCCGAATCGCTCGCAAGGAGAGGCCAGAAGTCTGGTGCATTGAGCGAGGGAACAACAAGGACCGTGCTCGGTTCGTCTTCCAGATCAACCCGGTCGGCACAGCCGGCCTCCAGTGGTGTTGAGGTAGACAGATGGGCAGTCCTGGCCGGTATCAAGGGATAATCGGCAAGCACTGTCTGTGCGTTATCTTTTCAACACTACAAGGAGTAGAAAATGTCAAATTTTAGTCTAGATACACTGACTGAGGGAATCAGGCAACGCCACCTGGGCTCTCAGAACAAGACCCTGATCGAGAAGTGGAACCGCACTGGTCTGCTTCGCGGTCTGAATGGCGTCAACCGTGAGAACATGGCTCGTCTCCTGGAGAACCAGGCATCACAGGTCCTGAAGGAAGTTTCTTCCGTCTCGACCGGTGGTGGCAACCTCTCATCCTCCGGTGACCTCCGTGGTTTCACCAACATCGCATTCCCGATCGTTCGTCGTGTATTCGGCGGCCTAATCGCTAACGAGTTGGTTTCCATCCAGCCAATGAGCCTTCCATCCGGACTGCTCTTCTACCTGGATTACACCTACGGTGGTTCACTGGCTGGCAATGCTGGCGCAGTTACCACTTATGCTTCCGGTTCTTCTATCTACAATGACCCAACCGGTAAGGGCGTTCAGTCCGGATCGTTGGCAACTGGTGGACAGTACGACCTGGTGGGTGCAGGATTCACACGTGTGTATGCCCAGGCAACTGGCCTCACACCAGTTTCCGGTGCATTCGGTAACGGAACAACCTTCAGCACAACCGCAAACCTGGTGACAACCGGTACTGACGGTATCCTGTTGCAGTTCGACCCACAGGTCACCACTGCAATTGATGCCAACAGCCAGGGTGCAGGTTCTGCAAACGGTAACGCAGTTTACTCAGCAGTCCTGGTTCCAATTGCATCAGGATTCGGCAACGCTGACCTGACCGCAATCAAGGAGTTCATGCTAGCTCCTGCAACTTCCACACCTGCTTACAAGGGAATCGGTAACGACACCAACGGCAGGGCAATTCAGGGCAACGCTGGCGCCGCATCGGCACCTGCCAACGTCAAGCGCCTCAACCAGCTGGGAGTTTGGGACGGTGTTTCGTTCACACCCAACGCTCTCGCAACAACCAGCACAGCAAATGCACACGTTCTGTTCATTGTGTCTGGTTCTAACTCTTCGTCTCTGACGAAGTCCACAATCGTGGCATTCCCAGTTGCTGATCAGCTGAACACCTCCACAGGTGCTGACACCCTGGTGATCCCATCCTTCGAGTCCGATTTCGGAACCTCGCCCACACCGGCAATTCCTGAAATCGACATCAAGGTTGAGTCCATCCCGGTCGTGGCATCGACCCGCAAGCTCCGCGCTCGTTGGTCTCCTGAACTGGCACAGGA